TGCTCAGGTAAACAATTACCGGCATATGAAGATATGTACAACCTTTTTATGGATACCCAAAAGGTTGACGCCATTTATTGTTTATCCGTAAATGATATGTTCGTGATGGATGCTTGGGGTAAAGACTTAGGTATTAAAAATATTAAACTACTACCTGACGGTGATGGTGCTCTAACAAGACAATTAGGAATGTTAGTAGATAAACCCACTTCTAATTTTGGGATGAGATCGTGGCGACACTCCTCATTTATAATTAATGGTGTAGTCAAAAAGATGTTCGTAGAACCCGGCATAAATAATTTAGATGATAACGGCGACCCATATGAAGTTTCTGATCCACAAACCATGCTAGATTATGTCAAATCCTTATGAACTAAAACATTATCTTAACGCAATCAATTATACAAAAGAAGATTTAGTTAAGTCAGACGATAAGATGTGGGCAAAGAAATACCCTGCCTATATCACCAATAAGATTATGTCTGCCTTTCCTGATACTCTTATGTTGGCGAATGAAATGAATCGTCACCACCACCTGAACAGCGATATACAATTCCAGTTTTACATAAATAGTGTTAGAAAAAAGAAACGGTTTAGTCCGTTCGTAAGAGCGTCTAAATTAAAGGATATTGATGTGATTAAAGAGTATTATGGGTTCAGTAATGATAAGGCAAAAGACGCTTTAAAGATCCTCTCTAAAGAACAGATAAAATATATCAAAGAAAAATTATTTAAAGGTGGAAAAAAATGAGTGAGGAAATACAATGGAGTCCAGAGAGTATGCTCGAGGTCTCTTTAAAAGAACCGGACGACTTTCTAAAGGTCCGAGAAACACTAACAAGAATTGGTGTTGCATCCAGAAAAGATAAGAAACTATTTCAATCGTGCCATATATTGCATAAACAAGGTCGATATTTCATAGTACATTTCAAAGAATTATTTGCCCTAGATGGCAAACATAGTAACCTATCAGACAATGATATTGAGAGAAGAAATACTATAACTCAATTACTTGCTGATTGGGGTTTAATTAGTATCATAAATCCAGATAACGCCACTACAAAGGCACCATTATCTCAAATAAAAGTTATTTCATTTAAAGATAAAAACAATTGGTCTTTAGAAACGAAATATAACATAGGTAAAAAGGTAGATGAAACCAATTAAGTTTAATGACTTTATTACTGAAGCAAAGGAAGAGAGACAGAAACCGGTAACAGTTGCTGTTATTACAAAATCAAATCCTAATGTCAAGAAACAAAAGTCAGGTAAAAAAGCAGATAAAGAAATTACAGTAGATTTCATAATTGATGTATGCTCAGAGATGAAGATTGAGTGTGTTGTTATTGAAACTAAGCACGCTATTATAACTGGTAAAGACGAAGAGAAAAATACATTAAGTGTATATAATTATGATGGTAAAGATAGTGAACATGAATTTGTAGGTAAAGATACTATTTGTATTACAAGAGCTGGGGCAGTTGAAGATGAGTCTGGTTTATCTATAATATCCGCATTTGAAAATTCAAGTTCATTTATGGTTAATGGTAAAAACGCTATGATAACCTGTAATAACAAACTTACTTCAGCATTATTATTTGAAAAATTTAATGTACCAACACCTCGTACAGCATTTATATCTAACGAGAAAAACATAGACGAGGCTTTAGAGTTGATTGGTAAGAAATTTCCTGTCATATTAAAAACATTAACAGGTACCCAGGGTATTGGTGTTGTTAAAGTTGATAGTTATGAAGGTTTAATGTCTACCGTACAGGCACTTTGGAAACACGATGCCGAATTACTACTACAAGAATATATGGACATAGATTTTGATGTTAGAACATTTGTTGTTGATAATAAAATATTTGCAAGTACAAAAAGAATACAAGGTAGTTCTGATTTTAGAAGTAATATTCATAGAGGTGCAAAAGCAGTACCATACAAATTAAATGATGAAGAGATTGAAATAATACTTAGGGCTGCGAGAGCAAGTAAAGGATATATGGTTGGCGTTGACCACTTTATACACAAGGGAAAAATTTATGTTCTTGAAGTAAACGGTTCACCAGGAACTGGTGCTGACTATGAGGGTTATGCATATCAAGAAGATGAAGGACCCAATCCTGGTGGTCAAATATCAGGCAAACAATTAGTAAAAAATGTTATCAAACATACAGTCAATAGAGATAACTGGGACAGACAATCACTAGTAGAGACTGGTTGGTTAGAAACTGTTGACATAGAAGATTTAGGTAAGATCAGAGCAAAATTAGACACAGGTAATGGTGCGAAAGCTTGTGCAATACACGCTGAAGATATTAAAGAGAATGGTAAAAATATTAGTTGGACTCACAACAATAAAATATATACTAAACCAAAACATAGTGTGTCTAAAATATTTCGTGCTAACGCTGAAGGCGATGAACCTTCAGAGACTAGACCAACAGTTTTATTAAATTTAACCTTCAATGGTTTTACTTATAAAGATATAGAATTTGGACTTGACGCAAGACCAAGATCCGGTTCAGATATTCTCCTGAATAGGGAGATAATAAAGATGTTCAATGCAAGTGTGAATCCTAACAGGAGATTCGTATTGAGTAGAAGATTACCTCCTGTAAACAAAACTAAATAAAGGAAATATAATGGCACAAAGTGAAGTGAAAGTCCTACGATTAAAAGTAGGCGATTTTATTATTGCGAAAGTAAGTGAAATGAAAGACTCTTATACCATGGATAAACCAATGGCATTAGGATTCGTTGGTGAAGGTCAAAGTGGTCAAGGACAATTACAGTTTGCCCCTTGGTTTCCATTCACCGATAAACGAGAAATCAATATAAAAAAAGAAGATGTACTTCTCATAGAAGAACCTGGTTTAGATTTACTAAATCATTATAACAAAAACTTTGGTAGTGGATTAATTCAAACACCAAAAGGATTAATTACGGAATAGTCCTTGACTTTCGAGTCAAAATTTGTTATAATGGTTATATGAAGTTCTACACAAGCGTTATTCCCCATAGAGGTCGATTACTAACACGAGCAATCGTGAACGGTAAACGAATCAAAGATAGAATAAACTACAAACCTTCATTATTTGTACCAGTAAAAAAAGATACCAAATATAAAACTCTTGACGGTAGACCGTGTGAGAAAGTATCTTTTGATTCCACTTACGAGCAACGAGAGTGGTTAAAACAATATGATGGTGTTACCGGTTTCGAGTTCTTCGGCAACACCAGACACCATCATTCATTCATATCAGACGAATTCAAAGGTCCTATTCAATGGGATCGAAGCAAAATCAACATCATAACTATTGATATTGAAACAATGTGTGAAAACGGTTTCCCTGACCCTAAGACTACAATAGAACCTGTACTTTGTATAACAGTTAAATCTCTTAATGATAAAGAGGTAATTGTTTTCGGTACAGGTGACTATGTTAATGATAATGTTACCTACATAAAATTTTCAACAGAGCAAGAAATGCTTGAGGCGTTTCTGAAATTCTGGGAAGAGTATGATCCTGATATCGTAACCGGTTGGAATTGTAAGTTCTTTGATATGACTTACATTATCAATAGAGTTAAGTATCTTCTAGGTGAAGATCATATTAAAAAATTAAGTCCTTGGGGTATTGTTGAATCAAAAACTCAAGGCGGTTCATTCGGTAATGAATTACCTTATTACGATATTCTTGGTGTATCAACCTTAGACTACTTAGACTTGTATAAGAAATATACTTATTCAAGGCAAGAGAGTTATCGTTTAAACTATATCGCTGGCGTAGAACTTGGTGATTTTAAAGATGACAATCCCTATGAAAGTTTTAAAGAGTGGTACACCAAGGACTACCAGTCCTTTGTAGATTATAATGTTCAAGATGTTGAGTTAGTTGATAGACTAGATGATAAGATGAAACTTATTGACTTACACCTAACAATGGCATATGAGGCGAAAGTTAATTATCAAGAAGTACATCAACAAGTAACCATGTGGGATGCAATTATATTTAATTTCTTAAAAGAAAAGAATATAGTTATACCTCAAAAAGTTGAACACTTAGACGCCAGAGGTTATGAAGGTGCCTATGTGAAAGATCCTATTGTAGGTTTTCACGATTGGGTTGTAAGTTATGATTTGAACAGTCTGTATCCACATTTAATTATGCAATATAATATTTCACCAGAAACAATTATAGGATTTCAACCTGAACTTGCAAGTGTAGATAGAATGCTTGACGGTAAAGTTGACTTTTCCGGTTTTGATAAAAGAACTATGACGCCTAACGGTGCGATATTTAGAACTGACAAACCTGGTTTCTTAGGTGAGTTGATGGAAAAGTATTATACAGATAGAAGTAAATATAAAAAGTTAATGCTTATCGAACAAAAGAAACTACAAAAAGATAAGAATAATAAAACAATACAAAATAACTTTGCACGATATTATAATATTCAAATGGCAAGAAAGATTGCATTGAATAGTGCCTACGGTGCTATCGGTAATAAGTATTGCCGTTATTATGATGTGAGACAGGCAGAAGGTATTACATTCGCTGGGCAATATTCAATTCGATTTATACAAAGACGAGTCAATGAGTATCTTAACAATCTATTGAAAACTGAAAAGGTAGATTATGTTGTTGCTTCAGATACAGACTCAATCTATATTCGTATGGGTGATGTTGTTAAAAAAATGGGTCTCGGTGATGATATCAAAAAGACTGTAAGAATACTCGATAAGTTTTGCGATCAGAAACTCAAACCTTTTATTGATAAGAAGTATCAAGAGTTGGCAGATTACACACACGCTTACCAACAAAAGATGGTAATGGATAAAGAGATAATTGCCAACAAAGGTATCTGGACTGCAAAGAAAAGATATATTCTCAATGTATATAATTCTGAAGGTGTTGACTATGAAGAACCTAAACTAAAGATTATGGGTATTGAGGCAGTTAAGTCATCAACACCAAAAGCGTGTAGAGATAAAATTAAAGAGGCACTAACTATCATTATGAATAAAGACCAGAGTGCCTTGATTGAATTTGTTGAAAACTTTAGACAAGAATTTGTCAAACTACCTGTCGAAGATATTGCATATCCTAGAGGCGTGAATGGTTTAATGAAGTATCAAAGCAGAGAAACAATCTATAAGAAACATACACCAATCCATGTAAAAGGTGCCTTGATATATAATTTAAATCTAAGACAAGATAGTAGTCTCTTAAATAAGTATCAGGCAATTCAAGAAGGCGATAAGATTAAGTTTATTGCATTGAAAGAACCTAATCCTTTGAGAGAGAATGTCATATCTTTCTCTAGTAAGTTACCAAAAGAATTTAAACTACATCAATATATCGATTATGATGAAATGTTTACAAAGTCTTTTTTAGAACCATTAAGATTTATTGTAAATGCAATTGGTTGGGACTTTGAGAAAAAAGCAACTTTAGATGAATTTTTTTAAATGAATGAAGAAGATAAAGAATTTCAAG